TCTCCACATCTACATATCAGGCAGTTGCTCGTTATCTCTAAATGAGACTTGGTGCTGGGCATCACCTAAGGTAAAACTGCCCACCAAACACTAACAGAAAGGAAAAGCAAATGACTCTCGGAGGATATACCTATCAAGTAGGAGATCTCTTCACTACTAGCAAAACAGGTGTTACAGGTAGGATTGAGAAGTTCACTCCTATTCGTAGAAATGTAACTCGTGTAATGCTTCGTCTTGCTAATGGACAACAGCGTTTCGCTATGGTGAAAACCTACTAATAAAATCTTCCTGAGCATGAAGTAAAACTGCTCACTTCCCCGTCAAAATGGGGCCCGGCCTGTGATCTTTCTCACACGGGAGCTTTACGTCAGAAGTTGTATTTTTCCCAGATTTTTGCTAAACTTGGTATATACAGAAAGGAACCACCAATGAGCGCAACAGCGTTAGCAGTAGCAGAAGCAAGTAAGCAGGCATTACACTCCGACGATATCGTAAGCGGAGTCAAATACATATTAGAGAATAAAAATATTCTTAGTGATGAAGAAATGTTGAGAGAAATGTTTATCTACTCAACACATCTAACAGCGCTAACAGCACATCTAGTTACATCCGTATTATTGACCGAAGAACAGATGAATGCTATGATGGAAGAAATCGCAGAGTTTGAGGAACTTGGAAAGGAAATGGAATAATGGAAGACACACAGAGAACCACCCTCTATGACAACTATCTCGTGGAGGCATTAGAGTTCAAGCCAAACGGTGAGACCGTTACATACATGCTAACTAAGCATGATATCAATGAGATATTTCGTAAGAAGCAGTTCACTGAATCATTCTTGGAATCTGCCAACGCAAAGATAGACAAGATTCAAGACAATCTTGCAGCCCATGGCTGGTACAGTGCTGATGTTACCAAAGAAGAGGTGCTGGAGCAGTTGTGCACCATTCTTAGTTATGAGGCTAAGACAACTCTAAACTGGTCCGCCACCATTAGAGTAGAAGGCTCAACGGACGTTCTACTTAGCGAAGTTGATTCATTTGATTTGCGCTACTTCATCAACGATGAGTTATCTGTAGATTCAAATAATGGTGATACAGAAATAAATACTTACTATGTTGAAACTATCGATGAAGAGGAGTGGGAGTAGCAATGTAATCTTGGGCCCTGGGATCGTGGTGGTTTCCTAGGGCCCGCTTCCCGTTAAGTCCGGCGGGGCATTTGTACCATATGTCCGATTTGGTTTACGTAACTTGATATTATTTTCCCAGTGTGCTAAACTTGAAATAAGATAACTAGAAAGGAAATAAAATGGCTCATGAGTTAGAAACACAAAACGGGGCTGCATCTTTTGCATCTTTCCGTGAACCTGCATGGCATGGTCTTGGAACCGTATTCATGGAGGAAAAGAATACAGCAGAAATGTTGGCTGCTGCTAATCTAAACAACTGGAATGTTCGCCTTGTTGATGTTGAGATTCCTAATACTCTTACATCAGATAAGTCTTATCAATATGTTGTTCGCACTAATCCTACTAACAATAACCAGACAGATGTTCTAGGTGTTGTTGGTGAGCGTTATGTTCCATTGCAGAATGAAGATTTATTTGCATTCGGAGATAACATTCTTGATGGTGGCGGTCGTTGGGAAACGGCTGGCTCAATCAAGGGTGGGCGTGTAGTATTTGGCTCTCTTGCTCTTGAGCGTGAGACAGTGCTAGACCCTAGCGGTGTATCCGATAAGGTAAAGACTTATCTTCTCATCAATACCTCGCATGACGGGTCTATTGCTATTCAGGCATCAATCACGCCCGTTCGTGTTGTATGCGCCAATACTCTCAATCTTGCTCTAGGCTCTAAGCGTGGCAAGAATGCCGTCAAACAATCGTTCAAGATTCGTCACACACAATCTGCAACAGGTCGTGTTCAGATTGCTCGTGAGACTCTTGGGCTTGCTAATAAATACATGGATGCTTTTGATCTCATGGCTAAGACCATGATTGAGAAAGAAATCACAGCGCAACAATTCAATGATATTGTGCTTGCGGTATATCCTAAGCCAGAAGGTGAGAAGAAGATTGCTCTCACTAAGTGGCAAAATAAGATTGACCTCATCAATGATATTTATACGGGTGAGTTCAATGGCATGATTGCTAACACTGCATGGGGTGCAATGAATGCTCTCACTGAGAGATTAGATTGGCATCGCTCTGCTCGTGGTGGTAATAATGAATCAGTGCTTGCTGCTGCTTCTGGCTTTGATGCTTCTATTACTGCAGAAAAGAATCGCATATTGCAAACAGTGCAAAATGTGTTAGCGATTGCATAAATAAATCGCAACTCCTAGGCATGAGTATAAACTGCCTGCTTTCTGCATAAATGGGGCCCCGGCGGGGTGTGATTTTTACCACATTTGAATTACGATAATCTTAGATTTTTCCCAAATTTTTATTACGTCAGACTTGTATTATTTCGCCAAACATGGGATAATAAATATATCTCACAGAAAGGGGATTTATGTGTGACATTTGTAATGCCTATGGGGTACAGACAGTAAATGTAGATAATCAAGAGATTTGTTTTAGATGTATAGATGAAACATCTGAGTTTACTTGTAGTACCTGCGGTGAAGAGGACCTCATAGATCTAATGTGTGAAAGATACGAGGGTAGATGTAATAGCTGTTGTAACTGTGGCTGTGGGCATATCTAATGTGGTGTAAGTCACACTCCTATACCTTGCCAAATACCACCAAATATGCGATACTTAGAATATCAACTAGAAAGGATATATCGTGGACGTAGTAATCACTATCAGTTACTCTACTGATAATGAAGATGTAAATGCCTCTATCAGTAATATTCTAGACAATATGTTGCCCTATATGGTGGACAATGTAGATGTCTATTGGGAAACGGATGAGTTAGAATAATGCCAAACTGGTGCTTCAATAATCTTATGATTCAGGACTCAAATCCTGAGACCGTACACCTCATCAAGGACCAACTCAATCGTCCTTTTGAGAGAACCTACACCCATTACTGGGATAGAGAAACACAGGGTTTTATTACCAAGACTGTCAAATATAATAATCCTGTATTCTCATTTTGGAATATCAAAGCCCCTCTTGATTTAGAGGCATATGAGAAACAATCTGATTTCAACTCTGCTGACCCCTATGGTGGTGACGACTGGTATTCATTCAACAATAGGGAGTGGGGTACTAAGTGGGATGTAGCCAAATCAGATGAGGATGAATACTCAGATACATGTATGACTGATTTCAAGGCAGACGGTATGGATAACTGGGTAGGATATCGTTTTGATACCGCTTGGGGTCCACCTGTTCAGGCTATGATTCATCTATCTAATCAGTATCCTACTGCTGTCCTAACTCTATCTTGGCAAGAAGAGCAGGGCTTTGGTGGGGAGTTTGAGTTTGTTGCAGGAGAAGTCACATCTAGCATGGACTATGAGTCACGCTGTATGGACTGTGATGCATACGACTGCATGGAATACTGTGATAACTGTGACGGTAATATATGCTCATCCTGTAACTATCTAGGGGAGATTGACCTAGACTATGCCAAGGAGTGTCAGACCCACAAGTTATACTTAGACAACATCCCTGATTACAGAAAGGAAAACGCATGAATAGCGCAATGCTAACGAAGGTAATGTCTCATGGCTACGAGTTGGATAACGACGGTCAAATCGTTATCTACACAGGCTGGTATGAGCACAATGACGGCACACTATCAACTGAACCTGAGGAGGAGTAATAATGACCTTTGATGAAATGGTAGCGCAGGTGCTACCCATATTTCCTAATGCTATCTTTGGTGAGATTGACGGAGAAATCGTTGTCTCAACAGGTTCGCAACTTATCAACGACCAAGTAATCCCAATGGCGGATATGTAATGACTGATGAGTTCATTGAGTATGCCAAACTACATCTGATTAGTTTAGAACAAGATATGCAAGTTCTATCCTCTGAGGATGTAGTTCCATACAGACAACTAGAAGCCGCTTGGTCTACTACCGCACACCTATTGCAGGTATACAGCGACATCAAGTACAATGGAGAAAAGAAAGGATGACCATGGTAATCAATACTGAGTTAGAGCCACATATTCAAAAGGCTGTAGACCACAAGATTGAGCCCCTAGACATCATGCACGGAGAACTAAAGCGCATGCTCGTGGAGGCAGAGGAAGAACTCCTCATGGCTCAACAGACTGAAGACGAGTCAGGTGAAGCAATGGACTCTATGGAACGCACATACTGGGAGGGCCAATGTGAGGCTATCCAGGCTATGTACACACTGACATATGGACTGTATTTTGCTATTGATGAAAGAGACGGTAAGAATGGATAAGGCACATATCATTGAATCAATCGATGTGCTAAAGGCACAAATAGATCTACAAGATGCAACTCGTAGAGATGATGTATATACAGAACTAAACGAGATTGTAGATAAGTTGCAATCTATTCCTGTATTCCCGTCATTGCTATGGGTCTGGACCTTTGATATTCTACGTGAGGTATATCAGAATCACTACCATGACTTGGTTGCTGATGATAACTCTGTAGAAGAGGCTGTTCCTACTGGCATTACCCTAAAAGAAATATTTGATAAGTTTTGGGAAGATGTAGATAACTTAGGTCTATCTATGGACAGCGGTGGCATGATCATAGAAGAAGTAATAATGGACTGGATGCGGGAGAATGATTTCCTGGTGCCCTTGGACGATGACGGGTGGTTAGAATAATGTGGGAGCAGTTGACACTACCGCTGGATTTTGATATCATGAAACAAACTAACAGAGAGGAAGAGTAACATGGGAGCACGTTGTACATTTGTATTCAAGCAGGCGGAGGACCAGGCGGTGGCACTGTACAGCCATTGGGGAGAAGACTCCATGTATATTGATTTGGCTGGGGCCCTAAGTCATGCCAAACCACGTATCGATATGGGAGACCCTGCATATGGAACACGTATGGCAATCAGTTATTTGCTACAGCATGAACTAATGTCAGAAACAGGATATGGAATATATGCATGTAATCCAAATGATTTAGGTTTCATGGACCACCCAGTTATCATTGATTTAGTAAATAAGATTGTTCATGATGATACTGGGACGCATTCAATAGATGATTTTGTTACATATCATTTTGCAAAGGAAGAGTATTTAGCGAAGGCTTAGGAGTGGTGACCCTAGGCACGAGGGTAGAGCGCAGGTCATCCTTTCGCTTGCGCTCCCCTCACATATTTGATAGACTGGAGGGCTATGAGACGAGCACACAGATTGCCAACAAGCAAAGAGGAGAAGGTTGCTCTTTCCATTGGCAGATTGTTATCTGACCTAACTCTTGACCTAGAAGCGGTAGGAAAATATCTTGGCACAGCACAGCCATATATTATTTATCGTAGGGCTCTTGAAGTTCTAGAGTCAGCAGAGTATAATAATGAAGTAGCAGAATACAGAGAGATAGGAAAATACTATGCCGATAGACTTCTCTAAGAAGTGTGAGATTCTTGGTTCACTTTGGATGGAGTTCAGAGATGAAGCAAACTTTCAAGACTTCATAGAATACAATGATATAGGTTTGCCATTGGGATATTTTCTAGCCGAGGGTATAGTCAATAAGACCCCTGAAGCAGAAATCTATATCAATGAAACATATGACCTACTACTTGCTTCACTAGAAGCCCCTGATGAGGAATATGAATCATTAGAGGATTTGCTAATGAGGTTTGGAAAGTAAGCTTGACAAAGCCCCCTTCGGGGGGCCGGATCAAACCTATACAAATCGGACATTTACGACAAACATATATATTTCCATATTACGAAACACCAAAAACATTTCCAGAAATTTTATTACGAACGCATCTAAAAAATCCCTAAAAGTTTGCCAAACATTTTATATCAAACATCTCTATTTGTCAAACCCTTATAGCTTCTATATACTGTATATGGGTATATAGGTGTTTGGGATATTCTTTTATACCCCGCCATTTAACGCCGCCGCAGGCGGCAGGGTATAGAGAGATCCCCTTGATACCATAAAAGACATTAAGAACGCCTTCCAAAAAATCCCTGAAAGTTTTCAAACATTTCCAAATAAAACATTACGATATCCAAATATTTTTCCACATTTTCAAACATTTTTATATGGTTTTTTGATATTTTTTATGGGCATATTTGGGGATATTGAGGTTTGACAAACACATATGTTTGGTGTAAAATGCAGCGGGATATCCAGGATATGTGGTTTGGGATGTTTGGAAAGAAGGGCCGCTCTACAGAAAGTGCTCTATACTCCACTATCCTCCACTTCTCTCCACTTTAACCCTATATAATAAAAATATCAGTAACATTTTTCTGTGGATAAACATGTGGATAACCTGTTGACAACCTACATTTTTAAACCATAATATCAACGATATCTGTGGATAACTCTATCAAACAATCACATTTTTATATCAATATCTGTGGATAACCCTGTGGAAAAGTATATGTATAATAGCCATATGAAACATAAAAGTATCAAGGATATCCTAATGTGTAAACCAGCTATCTTCCTATATGGTTTCATATCAGGCTATATCTCATATGTGTTATTCCTTATGGTTGTTATTAGGAGTGTTTGGTAGTCTTCTATTTACCGCCGAACTTTGCATGCGGTATAATCTTTATATGTCAAGTGTGATCTGGTTTTTGGTCGGTTTATTTGTTGGATTAGCCTGCGACTATCTGCTTGTGAAGGCTATGATCAAACCACTCATCAAAAGAATATCTGACCTGGAATCAAGAAATATCTAAATCTTTTATAGCCTTATTGACCATACGGATCAAACCTCTACGTGTTATTTTTGAGGCATCAAACGTTTCTGTATAGCCGTGTTGTGGCATATCTTTCTTATCAAGGAAATGTCCGTGTTTATTGGTTAGTGTTTCTATTAGGGTGGATTCGACTCTTTTTGCTATACCCCGCTCGGAAAAATACCAGTACCGAATGAGCACCCATCCCTGTGTTTTATGCTTGCGATACCGTCTACCAGAAATATCAGATATACCTATTTTGATAGCTTTTAGTTCTGGGTGATAAAGTAAATATAAAACTGTCATCTTTTAATTATACCCTGGTGTATAATAGAAAAGCTATGGAATTTGCATCTTTATGGGTAGGCATTCCGATGCCAAAGATTCAGTTGATGTGCCTATCTTCTTTTGTATATCATGGTCATGACATTACGCTATATGTTTATGATTTAGAAATGGCAGTTCCACGTGGAGTTAAAAAAGCAGATGCTAGAGAAATCTTGCCAGAGGAACTTTTATTTAAAGTGGAAAATTCATATGCTGCATTTTCAGATATTTTTAGATATAATATGATAAAAAAGACTGGCATGACCTGGGTAGATGCAGATACTATATGTCTATCTCCAGACTGGAACTTTAAAGATAATATTTTTGCTTCTTTACAACAAGGACCATGCGTAGTTGGTGGTGTTTTATCTTTAGATCCTGACTCAGAAATTTTAGAATATATTTTAAAAGAAGTTAATTATATAGATAAAGAAAAAATGATTTGGTCTGAACTTGGACCTACGTTATTAAATAAAGCTTTTATAAAATACGACTATCTAGATTATGCATATCCTTATGAAGTATTTTTAGGCATTGAGTATCAAGACTGGAAAAAGTTATGGCATAGAAAATATTTGCCAGAAATTTTAGAAATAGAAAAAAAATCAAAAGCAATATCAGTATATAATCAGATGGTGGTACGGGGAAACTATAATAGGGACAACTTTCCAAGAGGGTCAGCAATGCATTATTTTGAACAGAAATTTATGAAATGAGATAGTTATAAAAAATGTCTATAACTCTATACACTGTTTCTTTTAATGGATACTGGGAAAAGTATGGTCAACAATGGTCTATGTATGTTAATAAATTTAACACTGAACCAGATGAAATTATTATTGTTTCTGATGTTAAAATAGATACCTCGTTTTTAAATAATAAAAATATTAAAAATATAATTTTAGATTACAATAAAATAAAGCATGGTAATTCGTCATATAGAAGTGTTGCATCATTTAGAAATGCCGCAATAAAAGAGTCATTGTGTGATTGGGTTGTCGCTTCAGATTTAGACGACATTGTAAATCCAAATTATTTAGATAATTTAGACTATTCTGCGGATGTTCATGCTTTTTCTTTTTTTGAAAAACCTTCTGGGAAAAATTATTATCCAAAAGAAGATTGCCTTGATTTAAGGCTATACGGTAATAAAGAAAATAATGAAACCAACCTCATACCAGGAACATCAGCAATAAAAAGATATATATTTGACAATGTAAGATATGAAGAGGGCGTATATGAAGACAAAGTTCTTTATGCAACCTTGTCAAAAATGAATTTAAAAATTGCGTTTGATGATCAAATACGTTTTATATACACTGGATTTAATCCAAAAGAAGAATTTCATGAAAAATTAAGAGTAACACATATCTTTTGTGAAGTTTTAAAAAATAATAGAAATATTTATATGTTTTGGTTTGATGAAGATATAACAGAAAATAGAAAAAGATGTATTGATTCAATGATAAATAATAGCAATGTTAATATAGTCTTATTAAACGCAGATCAGTTTCAATCTTATGAAAATGAAGAAATTAAAATTCATCCAGCATTTAAATATTTATCAAGCGTACATAAAAGTGATTATGCAAGAGCTTATATGATGTATTTTTATGGAGAGGGATATTCAGATATAAAAGACCATGGGTTTGATTGGAATCTTTATTTTAATGAACTATTTTTAAGTAATAAGGACGCTATAAGTTGTGGGGTTCCAGATTTTGAGTTATTAGGAAGCATCTGGAAAGACGATAAAGATATGTATGAAGCTTTAAAGAAAAACCATAGAAAAATTGGTGGCGGAGGACATTTTATATTTAAACCAAAAACTAAATTTGCCTATGACTGGCTGATAAGAATTCACAAAATTCTTGATGATAAATATAAAGACTTAGAAAATAATCCTGCATTACATCCATATCAGGTTAGTGGTGGTATACATGAAAGCTTTACTGAACATGTAAATCCAGATTTTATAAATAATAACTACCCACTTTCTTGGACAGAAATAAATGGATCAGTAAGGATACCTCTTGAGTATGAGAATAATTTTGACACCTTTATAACATCAATGCCAATGGTTAATATGAACAATTACAGATAGGTACTTGACAATTAATACTACACAATATATAATTATTATATGGTAGATCTAAGAGGTATTCCAACTCCGATTTGTCCCTGCTGTGGCTCTATGCTACTTAGGGTAACTGTAGAGTTTGATCCTGATACATATGAGATTTCTAGCTACCTGCTTGATGATGCAGAGTGTAGGGATTGCGGATGTTTTATCACTGCCCCGACACCTTTAGACATCCATGATTGACAAAGCAATATGTTTCGTGTATAATTATATATACTTCGCCCCCCTTTCTGGCGAAGAGGTCGCCCTTTCTAATTAGGGCGCTTTGGGCCACTGAGATCCCCTTTCTGTCTTGGTGGCCCTTCTTAATTTTTAAATAAAATTGGTTGTAAAATAGTGTATTGTGCATATTCACACATCATTCATTATAAAGATAAATTCAGATTATGAAAATATAATTCGTATTGTTTGTTCTAGATGTGGATATGAGGAAATAGAGTTAACGGGGGAGTTAATAAATGATTAAAAATATGTTAGTTATTGGAGATTCACATACTGGCTATTTAATAGATAAAAAAGTGGAGCATGATTTATTTTTTCAAGATGGTGTGCATATATTAACCTATTCTGGAAGGCCATGCTATAGTTTTGAATATGCTAATGGTGGATCAAAATTTGAAGAAGTATACGCATTGATTGATGATAGCTGGGTAATCTTACCATTTTTTGGTGAAGTTGATATAAGAATTCATTTAGTAGAACATGATAATCCAGAGCTATTAGCAAAAACATATGTAGAAAAAACATTAAATTTTTTTGAAACAAAAAAATGTAAAATACATTTTATAGAACCAGTTCCTCAGTCTAATGTCATAATGGAAGGATCAGAATTTGCGTATACATATTTTGATTACGACATGATTCCTTGGGGCCGAAAAGGAACGATAGAAGAAAGAATGGCTATGCAAAATCGTTTTGTTAAATCTTTAAGAGAAGAATGTAGTAAAAATAATTTAGATGCCCCAGTTCGTGTTTCCTATAATATTACAAAAACAGATGAACTAATGAAAGAGGAAAGCATGGATGGTTCACATTTATCAAAAGAATTGTCTAATAAACTATTTTTACATTTAAAATCATTATATAATATATAGTATGAATTCTTTAGTTAAAGATATTTTTCCAATACAACGAGATATTGATGATCAGATTGATGATTTAGACGATATTGGAATAATTTAGTTTAAATAGTCTATTTCTCTATCATAAAGCTCTTCTAAGCAATCTAAACAAAACCAATCTGGAGAGTCTGCATTTTTTATTGCCCCACCATAAATCACTACATTTTGATAGATTTTATCAATAATATCTTTATTCATAAAAGTATAAACTATTGGTCTAATATTTTTATGAGTACAATGTTCCATTAGTTTATTATATCAAATTGTTGCAATAAAAGTTTTTGTCTGGTATGATGTATATATGGCTAACTGGACAGAAGAACTAACTGACGAACAAAAGCAACAAGTATGGGACTTTATTGTATTTACAGTGAAAGAAATACGAGAACAAATTGCTATGGATATAGAGTATACATATGAAGTTTGGGCTACCCACGGAAAAGCAAAAAGCAGACAAACAAGGAAAGCTTTTATGGTTTGTGCTGATATTGCTAGGGGGCTAAACGAAGTTGTAGAGAAAAACAAGTGAGCAGTTTTCAATCTGAAAGTAAGAAAACTGGCGATGAGTATGAAACTATCGTTGAAATGGATCTTGTAGACAGAGGGTTTGATATCTACCATCGTGACTATCATGTTGAGGGTACTGGATGCGAAGTAGATTTTATAGCAGGCAATAACGGAATATTTTTAGAATATGTAGAAGCAAAGGGTGGTCAACGAGGATTTAAAAAAAGACCTGGGGCAAAAAGGACAGACAATGTTAAAAAAGCTATAGCTAATGCTGCACTAATCAAAACCAAAGATCCGTCAATCTATTATGTAGTTTATTTTTCATCAGAGCCAAAACCAGGATCATATTCTGAAGAGATGATTAATACTGCCCTAAAAAGTGGTATCATTAATGAGGTAAGATATAAAAGAGACATAACATATCTTATTAAACAATTTTGGAATTATGGAGACGGTATTTAATGATTGATTTTTTATTCTTTTTGTTAGCACCATTTGCAATTGTTTTGGGTCTCTTTGCATTCCTATCTTTTATGTCAGATGAAATTGACAAAAACGAAGATATGCTGTAAACTAAGTATATGGAGCCAAAAAGGGTGGTAGTTTGTCCAGTCTGTTATAAAGAAACAGAGTTAAGATGGGGAATATTTGCTCACGACACACTCTCAAGACATATGAAAGCAGAACATAAAAAATGAAAATTAATGTTTTAGATAAAGGCTATGTAAAACTAGCAGATAAAATGGGCAGCGATCTATCAATAGTAAATGCTGCAAGAGTTTCATATGATAAGGAGTCTTTAGAATTTTCTGATAAAGACGCAAAGTTACTTAACTTTTTAATTAGAGAAGAACATACCTCTCCATTTAGACATGCTACCATTACTTTTGAAGTTTATGCTCCACTTTTTGTTGCAAGACAATGGTGGAAATATGTAGTAGCATCTAGTCATATTGATGATCAAAATGGATGGAATGAATCATCTCGTAGATACATTACAGAGAATGAAGAGTTTTATCTTCCCAAAGGTGGTCAATGGAGAAGCAAGCCAGAAAACTCTAAACAGGGTTCTGGCGAACCACTTCCAATAGATATTGGTGGTAAACTTACAAACAATCTCTATGACCTAACTCTTATGGCTAAAAAAATGTATGAAGATGCTTTGCAACTGGGTGTAGCACCAGAAATTGCCAGACTATTCTTACCAGCCTATGGAATGTATGTTCGATGGAGATGGACAGCCAGTCTACAAGCCATTATTAATTTTTTACAACAGAGGATTCCAAACGATGCACAATTTGAAATTAGAGAATATGCAGAAGCTGTAAAACAAATTGTAAAAGAATCATTTCCACATACATATTCTGCTATATTTAAGGAATAAACAATATGAAGCCATTATTTGTTATCTTAGCTCTTATATTTTTAGCTGTAAATTATTTTGCATGGAAGCAGGGATGCTATTATTGTTGGCCAGGTAATGCATATCCAAATGGAGGATAAATGAACGAAAAGCAGTTTGATCAGGAGTACCCAGTTGATAATAGTAATATGATACAACAAATTATTACAAATATTCTTACCGATACTAGAACAATTTTTGTAGATATTAATCCTAAATAATATTTTGGAACAGTAGCTTAGTTGGTTAAAGCCCCGAACTCATAATTCGGTCATCGTAGGTTCAAGTCCTACCTGTTCTACTATACGTGTTTATGGTACAATAATTATTGTGAATATTATATCTCCCACTGGATTTTGGATAGAAGAAAATGAGGTACATGTCTTTATACCAGAACTTTCTAAAGAAATTATTGCACATATAAAAAAAAATAACATAAAAAGCGTATATGATTTTGGCTGTGGAAATGGAGATTACTTACATGAAATAACAAAATATAATCCTAAAATTGCAGCTACTGGGTTTGAAGGGCATATTATCGATGTTTCTTTTAAAAATGTTATTAAAAAAGATTTGGTTGAGCCTTTTGACATGCCCCCAGTTGATTTAGTTATTTCTATTGAGGTTGGAGAGCACATTCCAAAAGAATTTGAACAAATTTTTATTGATAACATTACAAAGTCTGCAACAAAAAATATTATTTTGTCCTGGGCAATTGTGGGACAAGGTGGCATGGGACATATTAATTGTCAGAATAACGACTACATTATTTCAGAGGTTACAAAGCGTGGTTGGGTTTTTGATGTTGAAACAACCGCCATAGTAAGAGAAAAGATGCCTCCGCTGTGGATCAAAAACACAATTATGTTTTTTAATAAATAATGCAAAGCACATACATTCAAACTGTCTATTTACCACAAGAAAATATATTTTTTATAGAGGACTGGCTGAAATACCACTTATATATTGGAATAGATCACTTTTTTCTTTATGATAATACTGGTAGCAAATTTATTCATGACCCAATTAGACAAAATTTATCTGAGCACTCAGTAAACAAATACGGACAAAAAATTAATATATCATTAGATGAAGCTCTTGAAAAAGAAAATAAAATTTTTAAAAATTATCCAGTCACAAAAATTGAATGGAAGCCAGTACATGATGGAAAAATAACTTATGGACAAATAGAAGCCTGTATTGATTTTGCAGCAAAAGTGAAAGAAGGACTTTGCGCTTTTATAGATATTGATGAGTTTATAGTAAAAAAAGAAGAGTTTTATGAGAGTAGAATTTTACAAAAAAAATATGACGATAGATGGAAGTATTCTTCAATTTTTGACTGTAGTAAAACTTTTGATATAGATACTAAAAAATGGTCATCAAAAGTTATATTAGACCTTTCTGCTTTTTCTCCAGGAGAAAATATCCATTTTGAAAATAAAGATTTGCCAATATCAAAATCTTGGTTTAATCATTATAATCATAATGAGGTAAACCATAAATGGTTGCTAAAAAATTATAAAAATATTGATCCAAGTTGGAAACCAGTTCCGTATGAGCATGTTTTTAATAAACTAGAAAAACTAGAAATGCCTAAACTTTAATAAAGCTCATACATTGATTTTGTAGAAAACACTGAATCTAACATTGGAAGTATTTTAATAAAAGATTCATCTTCTGTAGATAAAAAGGCAATATCATCATACGAAACAATAGAATTAAAGTTCATTTTTTTTGAATTATATACTTTAACATCTTTTATATTCGTGCCGCCAATATTAAACATGTTGCCATAAAAAGACCTAGGAGCTAAAGATAAATCAATAAATTCTTTTATTTTTGTTTTATCTATAACTATTGGGACATGGATATCGTAATCAATTGGATCTTTAATTCTCATTTTTTGCATTTTTTTATGTGCATCAAGTAAAATTCTTGTATATTTATTAGATATGCCATTATTGTTATACCGCTCTATTTTTTCCATTAGTGATCCACCATGAAATATTGGCATAACACCAACAGGCTTTAGTATGAAAAAATCATCATTCATTAAAACAAATTCGTTTGATATAGCACCTATTTGTGCTATAGCTTTATAGCATTCTACTATATTTTCAAACTTGTTTCCAACGTCTTGTACCTCGACAAAATTTCCATAGTACCAGTCTGGCTTGCCGCCCACAACCCATAAATTATTATATGATGCATTATTTCTTACACTTCTTATTGAATATCTAAGTTCTTCGTTATCACCAGCTCTACATATGTAAACATAATCCACACTTAATTATACCGCATGATATAATAGAAAGGTCGAAGGGTGCTATGCAAAACAAAAAACCTACTGTTTTTATATACAGTATTGTACGTAACCGTGAACAAAGTGTTATTACTTTTTATAAACAAGTTCGTGAAATAGTAAAAAAATTTTCATACCAGTATAATTTTTTACTATCAATATATGAAAATGATTCTACCGATAGCACTAAACAAAAAATAAAAAATTTAGATTGGTCATTCGTTGAGCATGAAATAGTAATCGAAGATATCAATACTCAATACTTTGGATCTACAAATGATGAAGAGCGTGTAAGGAATCTTGCTATTGCAAGAAATAAAGCTATAGAAGCAAAAGATTTTTTACAAAGAAGCGACTATATACTTTCATTAGAGTTCGATATGATATTTAATTTACAGTCTATAGAAAGAATATTCAATTTTAAGAATAAAGAGCCTGATTTTCATGTTGTTTCTTCAATATCAAGAAACGGAAGACATTTTTATGATACTTGGGGAACACGAAGAAATAGTTCTGAAACAGTAGGAAATCTTTTTGATGGTTGGAATAGAAAAAGTTATGAAAAGTATTATGCAACATCAAACGGTATATGTATGTATCTTTCAAAACCATTTAAAGAGGGGTTGAGATATCATTGGTTTAATGAGACATTAGGACATCATGATTGCGAAATGGTAGTTGTATGTGACAGAATGCACAAAATGGGATATCACAACATATTTATACTATATAGAGCTATAGCGATTCATCAGGGGTAGCATATGACAATTCCTAAAATAATTTGGCAAACATATAAAACTGACTTTAATGATCTTCCAATTACTGCCAAGAAAACTGCACAAACATGGAAAAGACAAAACAAAAACTATAAATATAAATATTTAAATGATAAAGAAGTTGAAAAGTTTGTATTAGATTATTATGGAAAAGAGTGGCACAACTTATTAACCTCTGTTCCGCTTGGAGTTATTAAGGCAGATATATTTAGATACCTTGTTATTTATAAATTTGGTGGTATATACACAGACCTTGATACACAATGCATTATGCCAATAGATACTTGGATTAGAGGCCTTAAATCGCCATATAAAGACTATAATGCAGTATTCGGAGCAGAGATGGTAGGTGATGGAGAATTTCCTTATAGAGTTTGCCAGTGGACATTTGCAGCAAAACCTGGTATGCCAATATTTAAAACATTAATAGATAACGTATATGAAGCTTTATCCAATATAGATTGGTCAACTGTAGAAGATCATAATTATGCTATACATTTTACAAGTGGACCAAACATATTCTCTTACTCTATTCTAAATCATCTTGGTATGGCAGAAACTATTAACGGTGAGCACGTGTATGATCCAAAAGTCGATTTGTTAAAAAATGTAGACTATGTAAATAATAGCGAAGAGGCTATTAAAAATAATATTTATATTTATGGAAATGATAATTCAAATATGTTTAAAAGAAAAGCTGTAAGGCATATGTTTGCTGGTAGTTCTGAAAAATGGAATGACGGCATTTATATTCAGTGGAAGAAACAAAAAATAAACTAAAAAGAAAGGCACCCCATTACGAGGTGCCAGTCATTTTATCTAATTACTTCTTATCAGCAGCCTTTTTCTTAGATGCTGCCTTCTTTGCAGGAACCTTAACATCCTTAAGTGCTGCCTCTACATCAGAAGCACTTGGTACACGACCGAATGCCTTATCGTTAGGATTAAGAGCACGAAGTGCGACTGGTGCAATAGCTGCTACCAGAGCTGCCCAAAGATCCTTTGGATCTGTTACACCTGCCATATACAATGCAATACCTGCACCAAGAACTGATCGTCCATATGATGCTAGCATTGCCTTCATCTTTGCGTCCATTTATTCACCTTCTTTCTATAACTATTATACATCAGTGATGTATAGCATGAGGTTTTGATTCCCCAAGACTAAGAGCAGAAACAATTGCATACTCTGCATTTTCTGCTAATTCTGATAGTTTATCTACTCCAGAATAAGAACAACCGCTTCCAATACCGCCTTTGATTTGACTGAATATATTTTTAACAGATCCTTTATATTTTATTTTTGTTGATACGCCCTCAACTACAGAAGACTCACCCTTCCAGTCCATCTGAGCTTCTTCACTAGCCATGCCACGAAGGGTCTTAAAACCGTCTATAAGGTCTCCTGGAGCCTCTTCTGTACCTGCCAGCATAGATCCTAGCATAACCAAGTCTGCACCTGCTGCAAAGGCTTTTACGATATCTCCAGATGTTCTGATTCCCCCATCTGCAACAATTAATGTATGAATATTATTGTTTATCTTATATTCATATGAATCAATAATTGACTGTAGGGTAGGCATTCCATGACCAGATACAATTCTGGTAATACAAGTAGCACCACCGCCAATACCGACCCTAACTGCATCAGCACCAGCTTCGGCAAGCCTAGCAAATCCCTCCGCTGTTGCAACATTTCCTACCATGATATTAATTCCTGGATAGTAGGCTCTTAGGTGTCTTACTGCTCCAATTGCAGCCTCACCGTGACCATTAGCAGTATCAATACAAAACCACCTACATCCTACATCAATAGCATCGTCAATAAGCTCTGTATCATAACACTCTAATGCTGATAAAGCCATACCAATTCCATCTTTAGAGCTAGACGCAAGATCAGCAGTTTCTACTTGATACAATCTTTCTGATCTGTCCATATATCTATGGATAATTCCAATACCACCTTCATTTACTATTGCTTTAGCCATTTCAAATTCGCAAACTGTATCCATCGGGGAAGCAACAATTGGAAATCTATATCCATGCATAGTAAGATCTACAGAATGTCTACTTGACACTGTGGAATGTTGTGGCAATAATAAAATATCATCAAAACATATAGAGATATCTTTAATCATATTCACTATTTATTATCCTCTTCTGGCAACAAAGCTTTTAGCTTTTTGTATTCTTCTGATATAGTTTTCATATTTTCATAATAAAGATGGCCTTCTGAAAGCACTCCATAAGAATCAAAAAATGAAAACTGTTTATCAGCAACATCTATAAAATCTTTAATTTGTTTTTGTACATTTTCAATATACTCAAATGCCCACTCTCTAGAATCAGATACAAACTTAAGAAAGCTTTCTTTCATTATTTCTTCTTCATCATCTAATTTGCTTGCTATCTTATTGGCAGTCTGCTCAATAATAGCCTGAGCTAAAATTGCATTATCCTTTTGTAGTTTATTTGCAACTAAAAATAAAGAAAAGGAAGTAATTCCGAATATTACTGTTAAAATTTCAAACATTATGATCTACTTTCATGAGTTGGCCAATAATATTTACATGGCTCTTTTCTGTCAGGACAGCATGGAGCATTGTATGGACTAGTGACTGCGTATTGGTACTTTACATAGTATACAGGGTCTTTCTTAAATAGGTTAGCACGATGAGTAGTAATAATACGCATTACCTTATTCTCATCCCGCCAAAAAGCAGGATGCTCATTGCCCCAGTCTTGATGGCATTGCTCATATAAGTCATTTAGATTCTTTACATTATTTTCTGTTTTAATGCCTCGTAAAGATGCCTCAGATACCATACCTTTGACATACTCCCATAGCCCATGCTCATAGCCTTTCCACATCAAGACTGCTGGATGATTTTTCCATCCATTGCCCTTAGATCTGCCAGACAGAACATTAAGAATCTGATAGCATTCAAGAATTTGTTTATTTAATCTTTTGTTATCTAATGCACGAGCAGCGTAAGCAGTATTAGTATATGGTAAAAATGTTTGCATTATTTATCTAATGCCTTTCTCACTACATGCACAATTGCACCCTCTGCCTCTAAAGCCTTCTTTACTTTTAACACATACTCAAATGCAGCCAGCTTATCGTCATGTGGTAAGCTAAACATGAGCTTTTCATCTATTCTAATTGTAACAAAGAACTCGTTATCAATCAAATCCACATAAAAGTTTTTAGGTGGCAATACAGAATGAAAAGCTCTACGCATTTCTGGAGTATACATTATTTTTCCGTAGTAAGAGACTGCCAGGTATTACCCCAGTCTAACTTAGACTTATGTTTATTAAACTCTCTAGAAATCTCACCAGATTCTAAATATATGCCGCCCCAAACACCCCACTCTTTGCCAGATATTCCTACAGCAAAACATGTTCGTCTTACAGGACAATTTTGACAAACTGCATCTATACCATTACGAATAGACTCATCTTCTTCGTATTTATCAAAGAATAGGTTTGTATCAAACTCAATGCATGCAGAATCGTCTTTCCAAAGATGACGCTTCATGACTACCTCACATACTTTTTAGGGATTCTCCAGCCATCACGGTTTGGGCTGAATGTGTTTTTAAAATACCAAGAGCCATTAATAAATGTACCAGTATTCTTATATACCGCTGAATCAGATTTTGTCAGCTCAACTACATTCCAACCATCCCATGATAGGGATTTATTCTGTGACACGATTGATTCCATTTGATCTAAATTACTAATTAACATATTTTTCCTTTTGTTAGTAACGGAAAATGCCGACTTCGACATTATTAAGTTCTGCAATACCAAGCAACTTTGATCCACCTTCGTTTGGTTTGCTAAGAAATGCAAAGTAGTCAAAGGATGCAATATTTTCTTCAACCCACTGTGCAGGTACCTTATAGTATTTAATTTTCTTGCCACGACCCTTCATCCCTCTTTCTGAGAGATTACAGAATTCAGCAACAAAACCATTAACTTTTGCTGGACCTATAGAATAAACAAAGAAATCTTTATCATCATTCTTCATTCCAGACATAGCAACTCCCATTGCTCTTAAAAAAACAGTGTAGTCATCGAAACTGTTAGTTCCTTGAACTGCGACGTGCATTTTATTATCCGTTCTTTAAATTATCCAGTATTAGAAGCAGTTTGTCAAGATCATTTTTAGATATATCAGTGGTATCTATAGGGATACCAGCCGTAGGATCAAACTCTCCATTTACAACATCAGCATAATAAAAGATATTATCTTTTACCCAGTATGCCTTATTGTCTGAAGTTTGTAAAACCCTTACAACATTTTTACTTCTATGAACTTGTGACTGCGTTTTTCTTGTTGTCATTAACTTAATAGTATCTGGCGAAACAGATTTTATTACCTTATAAAAGGTACTCTGCCTCATAAATATATGCCTTTTTCTATTTTTGTTTTTAGACTTATTTAGTATACCAATAGCGACAATAGTTGTCAAGCAGCCGATGATAAATGTTTCCAAGTTACCACCTCTTATTATTTTTAAACGGAATATTCTCCCAAAGCTTCTCTGTTTTTCTTTTCTCTGACTCAACTATTCGGCGTGACCATGTAAAACCTGCATCTCCGCCCCAAGCATCCCACATAATACGACCATTAGATGGATTTGATGTGTTATAAAAATCTTTACCTTTTTTATCTACCTCATGACGAGAAAAGAATGAATACATACGTTTTACTGTATCAAGTGACATACCTCTGCCAGCAACAATATCAGTTGCACGACCCCAACCAACAGGAGTACCAGCTCCAGTTGCTTTTCCCTGCTCTTTCCACTTTAATGCTCGTCTTGCTGCAGCCTTCATACCCTCATTTGGAGCATAAGTTTCTGCCTTATGAATATCTGATGGCTGTACGATATGTGATCTACTCATATTATTTTACAAATGGATTAAGATCAAAAATTGATCCACTCCAAGGTGTAGCACCCTTCGTAGCCTTATTCTTCCAATCTTCTGGAAGCATATCCATTGCATTCAATGCTCTTGCACGACGAATGATATGTGCTCTTGCAGCATCGTAGTTTGATGCACGACCAACTGATCGAATCGCATTCATCAAATCAGCACGATTTCCTATTGGGAATGAACCATCTGGCATTGCCATACCTTCTGATGCCATCCTTCGACGGGATTCTGTTGAATAGTCTCTCTTGTCCATATCTTCTCCCTTATATGTTCCACCACGACGCTTATATTCTTGTACTACCCATCCATTAGCAACTGCTGATGGATAAACATCAAATCTATCCTTTGCTTCTTGAACAATTTTTGCGTAAAGTCTTGGATTTGATGGAGTAGATCCACCACGACGTGGTTGAATCATTTCATCATAATTTGGTTTTTCTGCTTTTTGTGCAGGTACGCAATTTGGAACCATTTGTCCATCTTTTTCTTTCATACCTTGCTGCACATATCCATCCCAGCATGGAGACTTTTTTGCAACATTACCACAGCAGTCTGATTTCATAGCACCAGCTTGACATACAGGGCAATTTTCACAGCTTACATTTAATTCCTTACATGTTGGACAGCCACAGCCTTGATATTCTTTAGACATGTCATCTTCTTCGTCGTCTTCTTCTTCATCATCTTCTTCATCCATGTCATAAGATCCATTGTCCATAGACTTATCCATACCCTCATTTGCTTCAAGAGATGGCATAGCCATAACTTCAGATGCTTTCTTGCCAATAAAATATTCTGTTTCTTCTAATCCGCCCTCTTCCATTTCAAAGAGCTGAATCAATACTGCTGGATCTTCTGGAGATGCAGAAAGTGCATATTCTGATCCAGGCATTCCAAGCATACCATCAGCCATTACATGAACTACACGACCAACATAAACCTCGTCGTCATTTGGTGCCATGACCATATCGCCTTCTTTTATCATGGCTTTTCCAATATTACCCTCACTTACATTAATAGCATAAATTTGACGTGCAGCAGCACCTCTAGTTTTGTGGCAACCCATAACGGTTCCATCTTCTTTTACTGCAGGGTATCCATCACAACCGTATGATCCCTTGGCACCAACATGATAAGGCATATACTTATTATATCATCTTTAGTATATGCTTAATTTGCTCTAAAGCGAACCTTTTATCGGGATCTAGCTTTGATAATGCTTCATCGTCAAAGGCTTTGGCAGATAAATGTACTGTTGGGTTATTAGTAAAAATATTATTCATATTTAAAAACCCATGCTCCCAAAAAAACATTATTTCTTGATGAACCCACTCAGTATGGGCTTTATATAGTGCTGGTATTTTTTCTTGAAGATCTGGTGTAAAATTATATAGCATCTCACCACTTTCAGAATCTATTCCAGCTACCTCAAGTATGCCATCTAAAATAAGCTGTTCAATATTTAGCTCATCCATAAATAAAATCCTTCATAAACTCTTCTGTTTTTGCACCACTTGTTCTTTTAATTTCAGCATTATCTTGCAACAAGACAAAGGTTGGAACAGATAAAAGCGAAAATTCTTCACGCTTTTTGATTTCTTTATCTACATCAATAATTTCTAAATTAAAATCTGGATTATCCTGATACATCTTTTCGATAATTGGTCTCATTTGTTTGCAAGGACGACACCAATCAGCTGTAAAGTATAGTAGTGTCCTCATTGGTTATGACCTCCAATGAGTCTATTCTCTTTAATCTTATCTCTTTCATCTACAATTTCAAATGCATATGCCATCATTTTTTCATATCCAACTGGATCATTCATAACTTTATTAAAATGATGCCCACAAAACATTAGCTCTCCTGATACGCCTTTAACCATAACCAAAGCTTGGGATCCACACCTATCACATCTGTCAGCTAATGTCAGGACATATTCTTTAGGCTGTTCTTGTTCTTTAATCATACTGGGATGCATCTTTCTACTTTCTGTTGTCGGTTGAATAAAAACCATTACCGTTAAATATTACTCCTGGAGTAGACCACAAGCGAATCATAGTTTGTTGACAACATACTGGCTCACGGTCTTCACCAAATCCACGACGGTACTCTATTGTTGATCCACACTTTTGACACTTGTAATCGTATGTTGGCATATCTTAATTATATCCTATGCTGTTTTCTCTGTCAATCTTGCATACGTACGTATTCTGTGGCAATTTGCACATACTATTTGACATTTTTCTATCTCTCTCTTTATTTGTCTCCATGAGAACCCATCATGAACCATTCTTGATACATTATGTTTTTTATCTCTAATATGATCAAAATCTAGAACTATATGATTTTTTTCTCCACAGTCGTGACATCCAAAGGACTCTTTGATTCTACGAATTCTGTCCCTATATTCTTTTCTTTGTCTATGTTCTAGTTCTTTATTAGTCATAGATAATAGTATTATACAACTTTTTAGAGCTCCACACAGTGATATTCTAAGCACTAACGCCACGACTTTAAATGGGTAACTAGTCCATCCTAAGATCCTGTGTGGAGCCTATCTATATTATACTACTTAATTTTAATTGACTTTGGCTTCTTCTCTTCTGGAATAATGCGATCAATGTCAATATGTAGCATGCCATTTTCCATCTTGGCACCAGTCACTTCCATATATTCTCCAAGTGCAAATGTGCGAGTAAACTTTCTACTTGCAATACCCTTGTGAACTACTTCAGCATCTGCTACTTCAGCAATCTCTCCTCTAATAACCAAGGTTCCATTATCTACAGAAACCTCAATATCATCTTTAGAGAATCCAGCAACAGCAAGAGATAAGTTATACTTATCATCATCCAACTTAATCAAGTCATAAGGTGGATAGTTTGTATTGCGTGATGCTAACTGAACATTGGACAATCTTTCCATTTCACGATTGAATCCAATAAAAAAGGGATCCTTAAATAGATCCCATGCATATGTTGTAACCATTTTTTTCTCCTTTTCAGCGAGTTAATTTATACCCCCTATTGGCAGGTACATATATATTATACCAGAGCGACTAGTGAGAATCGAACTCACACATTAACCTTGGCAAGGTTACGCACTACCACTATGCAATAGTCGCATTTTATTCCGAGCCCCCCGTCAGGATTGAACTGACGACCTTCCGCTTACAAGGCGGATGCTCTACCACTGAGCTAGGGAGGCGTGTCCCCAGTAGGTATCGATCCTACGACCCACAGATTAAAAGTCTGTTGCTCTACCAACTGAGCTATAGGGACTTCGTACTCCTAGTTGGATTCGAACCAACGCTTGATCGATTTTAAGTCGATTGCCTCTACCGCTGGGCTATAGGAGCGTAGCACTAACGGGAATCGAACCCGTCTTTCCGCCGTGAAAGGGCGATGTCCTGACCGATAGACGATAGTGCCTTGGCGATCCGTATGGAACTTGAATCCATGACCTCTACCGTGACAGGGTAGCGCTCTAACCAACTGAGCTAACGGACCAACCTTATTAAATCAAGGCAATTATAATTAACGCAGCACCAAGAAGAGAAATGTCCTTCTTAAATGCAAGCTCTTCGTTCATTTTTGTTTGCATATCTGTTTGATTCCAGTAGTCATGAAACAAAATAGCTGTAAGAAACAAGAATAGAGACATAAGTATCAATACAATTGTTTCAAAGAAACCCAATACAAAAAGAACTGGGGCAACAACTAGGAAAGCACCACTAATCATAACATTAAGATCAGCAAATAGCAACTTCTTAGCTCTTGCGTATGCAGCAGTCTCATCAAAATATCTGAAGTGAGAAATGCCAGATGTAATGAAAAGATAACTAAATAGCAACTTTCCTACAATTTCTACGATTTCCATTTTTCTCCTTAATAAACATACTTTTGTATGTTAGCTGGTCTGGTAGGATTCGAACCTACGACCTAGAAGTTAACAGCTTCCCGCTCTGCCGACTGAGCTACAGACCAATAAATTTACTGACAAAACAGCATGGATCTCCGCCGTCTTCCCATTCTTGTGCTTCTTCTTCACTCATGTACGGATCGCCTTCATGTGTAGAGCAAAATGGCATTGTAATCCATCCACGATCTATTCCATTTTGTAACCAAATATCAAATTCTTTATAATCAATATCTTTATCAAACTCTTCATTAAAGTCAATAGTCATAGTATTATTCTACTCCTACTTTGTAAGTATGTCAATAGGGTATAGGCAGTTAGGGCTATAATTAATTGCAGCATCTAGTGCCTGAGTCAACCTACGCTTTGGATCCTTATAGTTTTGGGTGGCATGTAAAGAACCCATTGCGTAGGCTGATCCAGATCCTATAGCATGATAGTTCATGTCATAGGAGATCATTGATAGCGTTGCTGCTTCGTGCTCATACATCCTACCTCTAATACAGATGAGCAAAGTTAGTTCTGATTCTTTTTCTCCTGGAATATCATATTCTTTATAGAATTCATTGATTGCTTTAATAAATTTACCACGCATAAATTTATCCAGGTTGCCTTCTACTTTTGGCGGAATAAAGTTTGCCTGTATGATTTGACCTTCAAATGTTCCACAAAACCCCATAAGATATTCTCCAACTTCCCATATCTTAGGATTATTTAATCTAGACATCATGTGGTCATCAGTGGCTGCTCGTTCTCCAGCCATATAAGATTTACCGTCTTTTATTATTGCTGCTATGCAGGTCATGCCAACCCTTTCGGACTCTTTTAGTATACCAGAGGCTTAAAAATGTGTCAAGTATTACTTAATGGTTTGTCCGCATGTAGGGCATGACTTTGGCTCTTCAGCCTTAGATTCAGCCTTCTTGGGGGCTTCTGAGGCACCTTTGAACTTAGGTCGACCAAATCCTACTATGGAGACCTGAACGCCCTTCTTATTCTTCTTATATGCTCTTAGCTGCTTGCATACTTCGCCACCGTTGCGTTGACTTCCACCCTTGCGATTAGTCGTATTTCCCTCAATGCACCAAACAGTGCCATCTTCGTTGTCTTTAATAACAATACCAACATGTGAGATACGATCTACGCCATCAGCAGGAAAATCAAAATATGCAATATCTCCTGCCTCTGGATCTGCTATTTGTGCATCAATCCACTTACCAGCTTTTTTAAATGCTGCTGCTCCAGAAGGCGTATATACAGTATTAGGAACTTTTACGCCTGCCTGATCAGCGCACCACATAACAAATGAGCCACACCAAGGTTGAAAGTTTGCCTTGGTAAACTTGCCATATTTAGTTTCATTATCTTTTGGTCCTTCAATTACACCAAGCTCACCTTTAGCAACTTCAATAAGTTTTTCAGCTGTTCCCATTTCTGCCATAATTAGTCCTTATCCCAATCTTCATCTACTTCTGTTTCTTCTGGCATTTCTCCTTCTGGCTTACCAGATGGTGCTTCAAATTCTAAGTTTGCTTCTTCTGCTAATGCTTCTTGAGATGGAAATACTGGATTAGTTTCCATTGCCTCTTTCATTTCTTGTGCACCGCTTTTTCCAATAAGTAATCCAGCAAGCGTACCAGTAATAAATGTAGCAACACTGCCAAGAACATTAAAAAACATCTTATCATTTTCAGACTGTGCAGTTACTGGTTGTGATACAAAAACGAGGGCATATAAAATTCCTAGTGTTGTTGATAGAAGAATAACTCCAAGCATTATTCCTAATGCAAACTTTAACCTTGCATCTAATTCTGATGATGTATATCTCTGTTTACTCATTTGTTATTACTTCCTCCACTAGGTCTTCTTCTATTGTACCATTAATTACATTCTCTCCAACTAAGTCTGCTGGGCAAGCTCCATTTACTACACAAATTGGTGGCTTACAATCTTCTGATTCCCAGTTAGCAGGATCTTGACATGGATATCTAAAATGTCCATCATACCCACATCCAGCAAGAGAAAATACAATAGCTAAAGACAATAGTATTTTTCGAAGCTTCATATCCCTCATTATAGCATTATTCTTGATCTTCTTCTGCCCTGGCTCGTACGCCTATGGTTAGGAACCAAAGGGCAAGAGAAAAGAGGGTTACATATCCAACTACGGTTTTTGCGCTACCCTCTAGCACTACCCATGCCACAAAAAATCCAAGGAATGTGAAATTCTCATTGAGAATAGCCAAAACCCTATCTTTAATCCATTTCATTTTTACCTCCTTGCGGCTGCTGCTGCTACGACCATTTGACCAACAACAACAGTCACAACAACTATATCTTCAGCCTTTTCTCTAACTTCTGGAGACATATCTGCTCCAACATTTGCAAATGCCATTAAGACTTTGCCTGGATCAGAAAATACCTCAGAAAATAATTCACCTACATCTTCAAAAACTTCAAGAGCATCTGCAACTTCAGCAGTCAAAACTACACCATTTTCTAATTCAACTGGGGTGTCGGGTGGCAAATCTTCATAATCTATACCAGACTCTGCTATTGCCTCTGCTGTTATTGGTTCTCCGCCAGCATTTTCAAATAATGCATTTACTATAAGTTCTTTTTGTTCTTCTGTAATTACCCCGCCAGATTCTGCTGCTTCTCTAGCTTCTTCCTTAGTCTCTTCTATTTTTGCAAGCCTTTGCTCTTCTTTAGTTTTAGCAATAAGATCTTGTGTTGATGAAGACAGGTCTGATATTTCATCTTCTACTGATTCTTTTCCTGCCTCTATATCTTCTATTTTTTTCTCTGAATTTTCAGATTCAGTTGTTTTATTTGCAAAATCTGTTTCTGCTTTTTCTACTCTAGATTTAGATGATTCTAATTTAGATTCTGCCGTTGCTTTTTCAGTTTCTTTTGTTTGATATTCAGAATAAA